CGGTGATAACGACACGCAACGCGGCGGGTGTGATCCCTGCCAATCCCCCAGCCCAAAAACAGGTACTCCAGATACGTATCTGTCATTCCAAATCAGGCATTTGACATGACAAGTGGCAACGTTGCCACCCGCCGAGACGTACCTGCACCCGCCGAGACGTACCGTATTTGCAGTCACCCTAGCCGGTTAGCGTGAGAAAAAATGCAGAGTAAAAATAAATGTAGTCCTGCTTGACTTTTTCTGTGGATGTGTATAATCCAAACCGTTGTCGTCGTGGACAGCAAACTGATAAGCCGTTTACTCATGCAATCTACCCTCCCTAAAAAGAGGGCCACGACTAGGTTGCAGCAGTAAACGGCTTTTTGTTTTTGGGATTGCCTTCGGATACGCGCTAGTTATACAAAAGACCGGGGATGGCGCACCGGTACGTAGGCAATCCCGCCCATCTTCGACAGCCGTACTCCGCACGATAGTAAGAGCCTGCATGGGCTGCGCGGAAGAAAGCACCGGCACTGGTACACCCCCAGACTAAAAGCCGTCCAGCCTGTCAGCGAGGGACTGGGCAAGATACAGAGGCAAGTGGTGAGACAAACTCAGTATCGAAGAATCGCTGCCTTATGGGGTTGCTAGTAGGACACAGTTAATAGTGCCCTATGGGCAGGGATGAACAGCCTTGGCTATCACCCTTGGGGATCCTATGGCCAAATCACTTGGCATAAGGGTAAATACTGAGAACATAATTCACATCTCTGCTGAAAAGTGTGTATACTTGCAACACCACAGCAAGAAAGTGAGTAAATGTGAAATACCGATATACCTATTCGTACATGGATGTACTGCTGGCCAGCCCAACAGAAGCCATGCCAGAGAAGCACCGCCGCCATCAGTTAACACGCATGTGGAACGGCCTACGCGCAATGGAACTTGACGAGAATCCTAGCTACGATGATTGGGAAGTAGTGTCTAACGCGCTCAACATGATGGAGACATTGGTTGAGATGGGTTGGGCGCAAGACCCTGACAACCTGATCATTGATGCCGTTCATGCACTGGCGGTAGCTGGTCAGCGTCACATTGACAAGGGCGTACCTATCCGTCTTGACGGCTCAGGAATACAGATTATCCGAGGCTTGCTTGAGGACTACGCAACGGCTTTGGAAGAACTCCCTCACCGAACCATGATTTCATGCCACCGCGCAACAGAGAAGCGGGTGCAGGACATCTTGGCCAAGCGAGTACAGACCCACGATGTAGTAATCAAGAAGGAGAAGTCATGAGTTTTAAATCAACAGACATGGATCTGCGTATCGACTGCCAGATCGTTACGTTTTACCCAGACGCCACGGCCAAGTTGACTAGCAAGATCTTGGATGTGGTTCGTGCTGAGCTGAAGAAGCTGGGCCGCGAGGAAGATTTCCTTGTTGGCTGGTCACGCGTAACCATAGGAGAAGAGAAATGAGAGAGCCACACAAACACGCAGACCTCATCAAGATGTGGGCTGACGGATGGGAGATCGAGGAATACGACGAGTCATGGGGCAAGTGGGTTGGCCAGTCTTCCCCATCATGGTCACGTTACAAAGACTATCGCCGCCGCAAGGGTGACACCATCGAAACGTTTTGCGTGAAACGGGATAACAAACTTGGCGTTATTGATGTGTATGGCGATGGGCAATCCAATCTGAAGCTCACCTTTGACGGCAACACGGGCGAACTCAAACACGCGGAGAAGATATGAAATTCAAAACACACCCACACAGAAGTGATCTGTTAACGCTGACGCGAGAAGACTTGCACGAGCTGTTGGCAGGTAGAGAGTTGTCGGTAAGCGCATTGAACATTCGCATGGAAGAAGAGCCAAAGCCTGACCGCATCGAGGAGTGCACATTGCACATGAACTTGGGCTGGCGCTATGGCAAACCACCCGAAGGCTTGAAGCACGCTCATTGCTACGTAGAAGTGGGCGAGTTCAAGCTCACCTTTGACGGAAAGACCAACAAACTGAAATCGGCGGAGATGTTATGAAATACATAGACCTGATCGCATACCCACTGGCCATGCTGGTGGTGTACATCTTCATCTGCGTGATGAATTGGAATGCTGACCCAGCAACGTGGGAGCAGGCCGCGCGTGCACTGTGGGTTATGTGGGGCTTGGCTTGGGGCTGGGCATTACAAGGACGCATCGTTAGAGGAGGTGCAGCATGATTACCGCAACCGAAGTACAAGACTTCTTCGTTGGCCTGATGTGCACCGCGCTCGGCATCTGTGTGGTTGGCTTCGTCGGCGCGCTGTGCTGGTGGGCTTGGAACTCTGAGTCCTTGATCAACATATTCATGATTGCTGGCCTGATGGGTGCTGGCGCATGTGTCTTGATCATCATGCTGGCTGCATGGCTCAAGGTTACGGAAGAGAAATCATGAAGACCGTACTAGCACCAGGTGCGCCATGGCCCAAGCCCGAAGAGGAGAAGGTCAAAGCCAAGCGCCCACCCCGCCCGCCAAAGAAGCGCAGCACCAAGCAAAAGACCGATGAGATGTTTGCATTGTGGGCGGCTAAGAACATAGGGAGATTGCAATGAGCCGTAGACCAATTGGCCTGACAGTCCCGTATCGGGAGGTAGGCTACACAGAAAAGAGTGGCTGGGTTGGCTTGACCGACGAGGATATTTTGAGACATCAAGACTTGGTTCCAAACACATACAGCCTTGACCTCATTGAATTTGCCAGAGCCCTTGAGAAAACCATGAAAGAGAAGAATGACAGAAATCATCAACGCATTTAACCCCGCGTACGTTCGCACACACATGCCCAGCTTCATGACAGACCTGCGCACACAGTCACGCCAAACAAAGAACGGCCAGATGATGAGCAGCTACGTGGACAAAACGCGGGCCACCAAGCCCAGCCACGGCACAGTCTTTGGCATCTCCAAGAAGGTGACATCCATTCAACCAATGCAAATGATGAACGACCAACCCAAGAAAGGAAAGAAGAAATGACACACGAAGCAGGCAAGGGTGACAAGCAGCGCCCAACAGATCACGACAAGTTTGCTGAGAACTTTGAGAAGATCTTTGGACGCAAGGCGCCAGAGCACGTCAGCGATGCGATACACAACCAAGTAATGGACGCTGTTAACTTGGCCAGCTACCCAGCAGGATTCAAGGAGAAAAGCAATGAGCGTAGATGAGCAGCAAGTGGGCGGCACCCACTACAAAGATATGCCAATCCAGCCTTGGGTGGTCATGGAGGCGATGCTCACCCATGAAGAATTTGTCGGCCACCTGAAGGGTTGCGTCATCAAATACAGCATGCGCGCAGGCAAGAAGGCAGACAGCGATGACCACGGCAAGCTCCAGCACTACATTGACAAGCTCAGGCAAGTTCAGGCTGGACGCGAGTGGGACTGATATGCGTAAACGTTCCAAGTACAAACCCAAAGGTGTGCGCTACGACACCATGGCCTACGTCAAGTCAGGCATGCTGGCCGTTGGCTCAGTCCCAGACGCTGGCACCCTGCTCAAAGCCAAGAACCACGCAGCCATGGATGAGATCCTCCAAGGCCGTGGCACAAAGGATCACGTCGACATCTTGATCGGCATGGTCAACGTGGCCGAGGCATTGGCGCAGGACAAAGAGCTGGGCAGCGACTGGCGAGAAGAGATTCGCGCCGGCCAAGACGCCTTGCTGGAGATGGCTGTGCGCGGCCTCAAGCGTGGCGCATTCGCCTTTACTGGGCCCGAGCTGAAGGCTGTTAACTTGGTTGTGGAAATCCACGACGAGCAGCTAAGTAAGTGCCCTGTCAAACGCATGGAGGAAGCTCTAGGGCTTGTTCATAGCGTCATCAAACACAAACGAGCAAGAAGAATCATTGACCATCCGGAGCTAGCATGACAGAAGAAACAATCAAATACCGTGACGCATTCCCCAAAAAGGACTACGACTTTCCCGTCACCCGCAACGAGGTCATCGAAGAGATCGCCGCCGAGCTGGAGCGGTTTACCTTTGCCTTTGGGGCAGACACAGTCGCCAGTTTTACAGTGTTTATCCGCGGTCTCAAAGACTAATCTCGGCTTAAACTGTCACCCCCATAACTAGGAACAACATGAAGATTGAACTAAAAAAGATTCGCCTCGATGGCGGAACACAACCGCGCGTGAAGATTGAAGAGAACGCCGTACAAAGTTACACCGAGGTATTGTTAGATGGCGGCGTCATGCCACCAGTGGTCGTCTTCTTTGACGGCGCAGACAACTGGCTGGCTGATGGCTTTCACCGCTGGCATGCACACAAGCGCGCAGGATTCGTTGAGATCGAGTGCGCTGTGCAACAAGGAACCAAGCGTGACGCATTGATCTATTCGCTGGGCGCCAACCATGACCACGGCCTGCCACGCACCAACGAAGACAAGCGCAAGGCTGTGACGATCGTGTTTGACGACATCGAGATGTGCGAGCTGAGCGATCTGCAAATTGCAAAGATCTGCCGCGTGTCATCGATGACCGTTGGCCGCATCCGCAAGTCCCTCCAGCTCGACGCCCCCGTGCGCAAAGCCTCCGATGGCACCACGTTCAAGGTCGGCAACATGGGCGTGCGTGCACCAACCACCCAGCCAGATGCCACCACCAAGAAGGATGACACGCCCGAGTACACCGAGGACGATCGCATCAGCGAGCTTGCAACAGAGCACGCCCACGCCTTGGAAGAGAACACCAAACTCAAAGACCAGCTTGCCATCAACTCCCTCATGGATTCAGAGGAAGCCAAGGCAGAAGTGCAAGAGACCATCGAGTCCCTGCGTGCACAAGTCGCCAGCCTCGAGCGCCAAGTGGACGCCCTGACAGCCTCACGCAACGAATTCCAAAACAAGAATGCGGAGATGATCAAGCAGATGGCGTACTGGAAAAAGCGCGCAGAGAAAGCAGAAGCAGGTAAGTAAACCGAAGGTGGGCGGTATCCCATCAGGAGATTGATATGTTGAATTTACGCAGCCACCAAACGGAGGTGGTTGAAAAACTGCGCGATGGATTCGCCGCAGGACATCGGTGCCAGTTGCTCTATGCGCCTACTGGCTTTGGTAAAACTGAGGTCGCCATGTACATCATGCGTGAGGCCGCAGCCAAGTACAAGACTGTGGCCATGGTCTTGGATCGCATCGTGCTGGTGAACCAGACCAGCACCCGCCTGTCCAAGTACAAGATCAACCACGGCGTCATGCAGGCGGGGCACTGGCGTTACCGGCCGATGGAGCGCATCCAGATCTGTTCAGCGCAGACGCTAGAGCGCCGTGGCAACTTCACGAAGCCCAACCTGCTCATCATTGATGAGTGCCACATCCAGCGCAAGCAGGTGCTGGCGTACATCAAGAACAACCCAGAGATGATGGTCATTGGCTTGACCGCCACGCCATTCACCAAAGGGTTGGGCGATGTGTACACCCACGTTGTAGGCGCCAAGGCGACAGGCCAAATGATCGATGATGGCTGGCTTACCCCGCTCAAGATCTTTATTGCCAAAGAGATTGATATGCGTGGCGCCAAGAAGGTTGCGGGCGAGTGGTCACCAGATGAAGTGGCAACGCGTGGCATGCAGATCACAGGCGACATCGTGTCCGAGTGGGAGAAGAAGACGCACGACATCTTTGGCAAGGCCGCCAAGACTGTGGTGTTCTGCGCTGGCGTCGAGCACGGGCGTGACCTTGTGCGCCAGTTCAACGAGCGCGGCTATAACTTTGTGTCGATCTCCTACAAAGAGGATGACGAGTTCAAGGCGGCCACCATCGAGGACTTCAGCCGACCAGACACCAACATCACGGGCCTGATTGCCACCGACATCTTGACCAAGGGCTTTGACGTGCCTGACGTCATGATCGGTGTGAGCGCGCGCCCGTTCAGCAAGTCATTCAGCTCACACGTCCAGCAGATGGGCCGCATCATGCGCCCGTGCGATGGCAAGCAGTTTGGCGTGTGGCTTGATCACTCGGGCAACTACCTGCGATTCCGCAAGGATTGGGACAAGCTGTTTGACGAGGGCGTCACCGAGTTACCCGAAGGCGGCTCAGAGACAGCCAAGAAAGAACCGACCGAGAAGGAAAAGAAAGAAGCCAAGTGCCCGATGTGCAAAGCATTGTGGGTTTGGCCGTCCAACAAGTGCGGTGCATGCGGGCACGAGAAACCCGTTCGTCAGTTGGTCAACGTGGCAGGCGAGTTGCATGAGCTGGGCAACACAGCGCGCAAGGGTTTAACCGAGAACCAGCAGTTCTATTCCGAGCTGATCTACTACGCACGCCTCAAGGGTTACAAAGAGGGCTACGCCGCCGTCAAGTACAAGGATAAGTATGGCGTGTTCCCCAATGGCTTGACCAAGATGCCAGCACCCACCTCAGCCAAGACAGAGAGTTGGATCAAATCACGCAACATTGCATGGGCCAAGAGCCAACGGAGAACAGCATGACACAAGATGAAATCATTGAGATGGCGGAAGACTGTGGCTTCACTCGTACGCACACGGGAGAGGTGCAGCTTTGGCTGTGCAATAAAAACGACCTGGCAAATTTGTTTCACATGATTGCCGATGATGCGTACCACCGTGGCGTTCAAACTGGCG